GACGGACTCGCATACCCGTAGTCTGCCGCACGTATACGGGGCCAGTTGGTTGGAAGTTCAAAATGTTCGACCACATGACGCACTCGTGAAAATTCGGGGAAGGCCGCTCCCTCCGCCACGTCCCAATCCCCTTCTAGGAGTCGTCTACGCTCGACATCCGGGAGCGACCTGAGCATGGCCTCGTATTGACCGTCTGCCATCAGGTAGGGATTATCAGTCAACCGCGCGGGAACAAATTTGCGATAGAACAACGGTTGACCTGCCTTCGGATGACCTTCGGGCCAAACAAAGGGGCGACCAGACTCTAGGTCATAAGCACCGAATGGCTTATTCTCCTCGTGCTGGTCAATGTACATCTTCTTAACCCACCAGCCACCGACACCGCCGGGGTTGGCTGTGCAGCGCATGCACAACTGCTTTTGCAGTTCGGGGTCTGTAGAACGGAGACGAGAACGCAGGTAATCCCAGACGTAAGACGTTGGGTATTGCGTGATTTCGTCGATACCAATCCAGTTGAATGCCTGACCCTGAAAGCGGGTCACGTCCTTGTCTCTGTCGAGATAGGTAAACCACATGGTTGCCCCAGACGGGAAAACCCACGTGGACTTGGATTCACGGAACGTGGCTCCCGGGAACGCCTTGGGGTAAAGCTGCTTGGACTTGTCGATGAGTTCTGTTAGTTCGTCAAGAGTACGCCTAAGTAGAAGCCCACGATGATTAGAGTTATGACAGTAGCGCAGAGGGTCGGCCAAGAGAGCGAAAGATTTACCGCCCCCGGCTGCGCCGCCATAGAGAACATCTTGCTCAGACGCTCCCAAGAACTCTTCCTGCGGTCCCGGATTTGGCTTGAAGATAACCGGGCTACCATCCACCAAATCGCCAACTGCGTCCGGCAGGTTTTGTAAATCACCTTGGTCAATGACTCTAGTCTTTTCACCCTTTAGTGCCTTCTCTACCTTGCTTGCAGATTCTGTGAGGTTCTTAACCTTCTTCTTTTTGGCTTGTGCCTTGGATTCTTGCTTTGCAGCAGCTTTCTTTGCGTTACGCAACTTCATCTGGACGGAACGTCGTGCCCGCTCCCGGTCGCTCATCTTGTACTGAGCGGTGGGCTGGTTCGGGTCTTTCTTTGGTCGGCCACGGGTTCGCGGCTTGTCCAAGGTCGCCGGGTCAGGGGGGACTAGGACACGTTTGCGAGGAGCCATTAGTCTTTTTCAGAACTCGATGATGCCTTACGTCCGCGATGCGCTTTCAGAAAGTAATCTGAATACGGATAGCTGTATGTGACTTCATCGGGTTTCGCCGATAGGTTTTGATAAGGGTCTTGAGAGTAACGAATCTTGTAACCTGCCTTTGCTGCACCCGCAGTTTCTAGAGCGTTTTTCAATTCTTCTTTTAGTTCTCGAACCTCTTGAGCATCTTCAACCATCAATTCACGTCCCGCAGCCGTTCCTGAACGCAGACCAGATTTTACAGTCTTTGCTCCCCGCACTCCTTCAGAGAGTTCTTTAATTCGGTCGCGCAGGTTCTGTATTCCACGGTCTACCCCCGCAGCGTACTGCTCAGGTGTAACTTGTTTAGCCATCTATAATTACATCCTTCTTAGGCGGTAGGAGAACAACGCCGTGAACCGCCGTTACGTTGTGATTCATAGTCTCTTGTTTGCCAAGACCCACCCGATTGAGAATAGATTCGGCTGCTTTCATCCGCAAGTCATCACCCCGCTCAATGTCAGGGTTATCCACGAGGCTTGCTATCTTGTTCGCGGCTTTGAGAGAGTGTCCGGCAAGCAAGGAGCGGGTGCGTTCCACGATTTCGTCAGCTAGACGGTCGCGCAACCACGCTACAGACCCCTTGGAATACCCGGCAACCTCCGCTGCGGCTGTCAAGTTGCCCCCGTTCTCGAACAGGGCGTCCAAAAAGGTCTCCTGTTTGTCTGTGAGAGCAGGTTTGCGGTTATTTGACTGTGGAAGAAGGTTCATGTGTTGGTCAATCCTTCACACTTGTAGGCGTAACTTGCCGGAACTGGGAAAAGTTGCACGATTTGTGTAGCCATTTCCCGCGAACGAGCTTCGCACCGGGCTTCATCCGGGTACGGCCCCCGTGTATCGTCGAACCTGACGCACTCCCCGGGGGCTTGAAGCGCACAGACCATTACCATAGCTTTGAACATGGGGAAAATCTCCTTGCAACCTAGTAGTTTAGGGCTAGTTACCCGCCATGTCAACCAAAAAGTACAAAAAATTCTTGACAAAAGCGATATTTGACTGTACACTGGCGTTACTACCCGCCGGGGTAAACCCCATACCCACCCGCAAGCCCCCTTATGGGTTCGCGGGTTTCCTTTGGTTACCCATCGGGTTGCCGGGAATACCATATCGGTTACTTAAAAATACAAAAAATATGTCGAGATTGCATAGCAAATGCATAGGGGGTGGGGTGGCCCTCGCGCACCCGGGTCTGGGGGAAATCTTTAGCTTTCCATCGGTGATGCTGTGAGTTCCGAGCGGATACCGTCCCGGCAACCTATGCAACAACCCCGGCAACCTGCATGAATAACCCGCTACGCCCGCCCCCGCGCGTACGCGTTTTGCCATTTGCCATGGCCGATAAACTCAAACCCCCCCTGCCGGTTCCCTAAATACATACAACCACCCAGCAATCCGCCCGGCATTTCCCCAATGAATACAGGTGGCCCGCCGGTTATTAGTGGCCCGGCCATAAAAAAAGCCCCCGGCACTAAGACCGAGGGCAGTTGAGGGAGGAAACCCCGCCGATAAGCCCCGGCGGGAAGGGCGACTGGTTCGCGGCTAGGCGGTGCGCTTGGTGCGCTTCAACGGCTGGTTCTTGTCCATGTAGACGGTCACGGCGATGGGGTGGCCGTACTGGTCAGTGCCGGTGAGCTTCACGGTTTTGAAGTTCTTGAACAGGACGGTTTCCAGAATGACTTCCGCATTCCCCTTGTTGTGGTCCCCGATGACATCCTTGGCATGAGCGTGAATATTGAGTTGCATTTGGTATTTCTCCCAGTTGGTTGAGGCGGGCAACCGCGCCCGCCCCATTGTTATGCCGTAATTACCGGCCGATGGCAACACGGTATTTACTACGGCGATTCCCGGTCAAGACGCGCTGGACATTCCACCCGGCCTTCCGCAGCGATGTGATACGCTGATAGGCAGCGGTCTGAGGGATGGAAAGTTCCCGGGCAATGGTCAAGACGGTGACCGGGTGGGAACGGTCAGCCAGTACCTGCCACAGTTCCCGCAAGCTTGGCGCGAGGTCGTCCCAAGGCGTCCGCAGCCGGGTTGCCGGGGCAACGTCCAGAGGCTGGCCGTGCATGTCGGTCTGGTTACCGGTTGCCGGGAATTCAGCCCGGAAGCGTTCGAGCAGCCGTGCCCGCTCATCCTTGCGGATTGCTTCTTCGAAATCGTCGGTGAGTGCGACAAACTTCTTTACGAGTTCAGGTGTGATATGAGCCATTTTGGTTATCCTTCCTTGAGGTTAGTTGGCTATGAAAAGCGCCCAGATAATGAGGCAAAAGAGAACCACAGTAATGGTTCGGTAGATGACATACAGGGCTTCCATCAGACAGCAGCCCCCAGCCATTCGTCAGAGTCCAGAACGGCCCGGACATCATTCTGCCGCTTGCGTTCCACCATATGGGCTTTACCGCCAGCCCGTCCGGTCTGGTAAGTCTTCCCGTCGTCGGTCGTCCATTCGGTGTCCAGATGGGTTGACCAGTGGGTAAGGGCATTGTAAGCCGCCCATTGCGTCCGGCCCAGCTCGGACACTTCTTCGTCGTACCGGTGCAACAGGTAGCCCAGCAGCCGTTCGTTTACCGGGTTCCCGTGGCCTTCGAGGTTGTCCGCCCCGGGCTTGCGGCAGATGGTAGCCGCCAGAACGTCCGCGAACCGGTCACGGGTCAGCGGGGTTGCCCGCATGGCGTCCATGGCTTCCCGGTCGTTTTCCCAGAATTCCAGCCCCATGGTGGCCTTTCCAACAAGGGCTTCCGGGGACAGGTTCCGGGTATGCTTGCGCTTCTGGTGATAGGCCTTGGAACCGCCGAAAACCAGAGTGTTCCGGCACAGGTCGCGGTAAGCCCCAGAGAATATCTGGAAAGCCCAAGACATATCGACAGAGTTGAAAACATCCATGCGGCAAACCACCCGGTCGTCCCGGTTGCCGATGGTTGCGTCGAGGTCGTCAAACATCACAGTGCGATGTGCCCGCAAGCCACCGTCGAAAAGCCGGTCGATGACGGTAACGTTTTCAGTCGGCAATTCGCTTTCCGCAAGCTGGCGCGTCTGCATGGCGAACAGGTCATCATGGGGGACAAGCTTGTAAGAATCCGCCACAGGCCGGGTCGGCAGCAGGTCACCCGTGGCCGCATTGACCAGAGCGGAAAAGCCCGCAAGGTCGCGGGGTGTCTCCCACAGGGTGCCGGGGTTGTCCGGGTCGGGTTCGCTTACAAAGGCGGCAATGGGTGCTTTGGTAATCCGGCAGCGGTCAGAATAGAGCGACAGGTCGTCGATATTCTTATGGGTATATTCCCAGCCGTTCCCGGAAAGCTCTTTCGGTTCGTTCGGTATCAAGTCAAACATGGTAGGTCATCCTTCTTTAGTTGCTGGCATCAGTGCCAGTAAATGAATCATGCCACCGCCCGAAAATTCACGCAACAAAAAAAGCGGGGACAGCCAGCCAGCCATCCCCGCCCCGATGATTGCCGCCCCGCGACTCGCGGCAACCGTTGCCCGCCCCGCGTCCAGTCCCCCCTTAACCCGGTGACCCGATAACGCAAACAGGCTCCAAAAAATTAGCGTGGCCTTTTTGTCATGGCCAGCAGCCCCGCAAGATAGCCGCGTTGAAAGTCGCTATCCGGCGGGTCATAGTGAAAGGCGATGATTGCCGACTCTATGCAATAGATATCGCCCGACCGTACGTCCTCACGGGATAGGCGGAACCCGTGGAAATAATCAGATGAAAAAACCATGGCGTGGCCTTTTTTTTTTTTTTGGGTTGCAAACAAAATGCGGCGGTTAGGTGCCGACCAGCATATGGTACAAGTTGCACAAGATTTAGTCTGGCCCGTTTGTTCAGGACAGGCAACCGAGAAACCGGCAACCGGCTTTTCTGTGTCCAGACTATTTGCGCTGAATTGTTCAACCACATTTCCGGAGAACCGAACCGACCAGCGTTCGCCGTATTTATCGCGAACAGTCTTAATCAGCAGCCCCAAGCCGTGCGCGTGGTGGTGCGCGGTATAGCCCCAGACTGCCAGATTGGCGTTCGCAGCCAGCAACCCGTCCCACAACATAACATAGGGCACAGAATAAAAATCGCCGAGAACATGTAAGCGAACAATGACGCCGCGATAGGTCGCGCACAATTCGTTTATCTCTTCTTTTATCCGGGCTTCGAGTTCCGGGCCGTGTTCGAGCCGGTGAGCAAACGCCATGTTGTTGCCGAAGCAATCGTCCCAATGGTGGCAGTGGCGGGGACAGGTTGCCCGCTCTTCTAGCGTCAGGGTGTGAATAACATACCCCTTGAACCGGCCTTTAGTCACAACAGGCAAACCACCCTTACCGGCAAGCTTTTTGTTGCTTACTCTTTTTATGACGCGGTGCGGATAATCAGCAACAGCCCGGCGGGCTTTCGGATACATGGTGCGGGCAGGTTTATTTACATCAGCTTTTTTCATCGGTTGTCCCTTTCGTTAAAAACGATAAGGCAAGCCTACGGATAATAGCCGCCCCGGTCAATCGGTTTTATTTTGTTTGCCTGTTCTTTTAGCCAGCACGACGGGCAGCGTAGCCGGTCTCCTTCCTTGGTCATGGCAGGTTCGCCGCAAAGGTCGCAGGGATATTCACGGGAAAGCGTGGTCGGTTTGTCAGGCTTTTGGCGTCGGGTTTTTGTCAGCGTCAAAACTTTGGCTCCCATAGTATCCCTTGGCGTTGCAGATTTGTCAGGCGGCGGGCTTCGTTGCGTTGTGCATTTGTCACGGGTTCGCCGTTCCAGTCTGCGTGGTCGATTTGTCTTTTTAGCGTGGACAATTTGTCAGTCACACTATCAAGGCGGGGGTCGTCTTCCGGGTCAACCCACATCGTCAGGCTCCCCCGGCTCGGCGTGGTCATATTGCCATTTGAGTTGCAGTTCGTCGTACAGTTCGATGACGGCTTCGCTGTGCTTGTCCACAAATTCTTGGCGCGTCATGTAGGAAGCGTCCTCTTCCATTTCGATTAGCCAATCAGATACCTTACCCATCGTCTTTCTCCCTTGTCCCAACGATACGCTCGTACTCTTCCACGTCGGCAATCAGGTTGTCAATCTTGCCGTACACTTTGTCCAAGTAAGTACAGTTCATTTCGATGTCTTCGAGTGCGTGTTTTGTTTGCGTAAGAAAAGCACGTATGACAGCAGTCTGTGTGGCCTTTGTCCGCCACTTCTCCCCGGTGCCGTCGCACGTGTGACAGTGGCCTATCTTGCCGATAAGTTCACCGCCGACGATAGGGTCAGGACGAGGCTCCTCGTACTCGACCTTCCCCCAGCCGCCACAGTCCCAGCACTTGCAAGACTCTACGTGATTCTCAGTCATCGCTCGGCACCTCTTCCTCAAGCACAAAGTCACGATACCACATCCTGTTGCCCTCGTCGTCGAGCGGCGGGGTAAACTTTAGCGTGTAATGCAACAGGTGCTGCAGACGCTCCAGCTTTGCCAAGTCGGATACCCAGAGGTCGTTGCATTCCTGTATCGTAGAAATGATGTTGCGGAGTT